GAAAAGCAACGCCCTTCACGGTCGCCATCGTCAGATCGACGCTGGTTTCCGCGACGTTCTGCGCGCCCATGTTGATGCCGGTGCGAACGGTGTACTCGTTCGGCAGGCGGACCTTGAGGGTGTCGCCGATCTTGGCGCCGCTCTTGGCGAACGAGTCGTCGTACTGGCGGTCGATGGAGCCGATGAAATTCAGCTTCTGATGCAGCACCATCGCGGCTTTGCGCGTGACTGCGGTGGGGGTGAGAATCGTGTTGCTCATTTCCTACTTTCGGGTTTCAGAAGCGCCTACCCATCCGCTCCCGCTCCTTACGCATCCACTCCTCTACCGAGTCGCTGTCTCGCGGCTGGTTGGAGGCGGTTGCTTGGGGCTTGACGGGATCGAGCGGCTTGGGGGCGGCGCTGGTTTTGGGGGTTGCCATCTCTCGTTCGATGCGGTCGAGACGGCGGGACAGTTGGGTCGGTGTGAGGTCAGCCAGCTCGGACGCCAGGTCCAAGTTCTTCCCGAGGTAGTGAAGGAGCGCTTCCGGCTTGTCAGCCTCTAGAACCACCTTCATCGCAGCAGTCGGGCCGCGCTTGTCGAACAACGGCAGTTCGGCGGTGAGCGCGTTTACGGCGTCTTGGAAGTCCGAGAACTTCTTCGCGCCCTTTGCGGCTACCTCGTTGCACTGACGGTCGAACTCGCGCGATTCGGCAAGCTCGGCGGCCTTCTGGGAGACGGCGCGCTCGAACTGCTTCGGATCGACTTCTGTCGTTTCCTCGGGCTCTCTCTGAGCCTCGTATTTCTGTAGCTGCTCTCTCAGAAAATCACGCTCTGCTTTAGCCTCTGCGGCCTCCGCGTGTTTCCGATTGATGCGGCGCTCCATCCGCGCGATTGCCTTGTCTCGCTCGTCCTTTTCGGGGGCGGGGGCATCGGTGGAGGTTTCGACAGCCGGGGTTTCCGGGGTCTCAGTTGCCGGGATTTCAGCCGTGGCAACAGGTGCGGCTAGGGTTTCTTCAGTCATGCTCTGGGCAAGTCATCGCCTTGTGGGTCCGGGCGAAGAACGGACGTGAAAAAGGCCGCACAGCGGCGGCCTCGGGGGCTAAAATTCGGGCTATGGAAACACTGCCCGAATGGTTCGTTGCGGCGCGTTCACGCTTGATCGCGGACCGACCGAAACCGGAAGTGATGGACACACCCGAGAAGGCCGCCGCTGAGGGCGTCCCAATCGGAACTGCTGTTCTGCGCTACGCGCCGTCTCAATTCGAGCCCGACGCCCAGCGCTCGCTCGACAACTACCGAGCGCGCGAAATCCTCCGCGTCAACCCGGCCCTTTGGGACTAGGCGAGCGTTAAAAAACCGCCTCGGGGGGCGGTTCGTCTTGGGGCATCGCCATCTCGGGCGGTGGCATCTGTTCGGGGGGCTCGGGAGGCATCTCCTGCATCTCGGGCTCTTCGTCGTCGGGGGTCAGCGCGTCGGCCACGGTCTGGAGGACGAGCGCTTGAATCTGCTCCGGGTCCATCGCCGGCAACATGATCTCCTCGCGCTTCGTCTCGGCCTCGTACTGCTTGGTCTCGGCCTCGTACTGCTTGACATCGATCTCGCGCGAGCGGAGTTCGTTCTCTGCGCGCTTTCCGTCCGCTTCCTCGGCGGCGTTGTTGAGCGCTTGCTCCATCTCCTGGAGCTGCTGCTGCATCGCGTGCATCTTGGCGGCGGCCTGGGGCGGGATGTCCTCGCCTTCCTCGTCGTCGTATGCCTCTTGCACGGGAGGCGGCAGCATCGCCAAAGCCACGCGATACGCCTTCTCGCTGTCGGGGAGGTCTTGGAGCTTCATCAGCAGCGGGGCCATCGCCGCCGCCAGTTGGGGGTTGCCTTGCGTGAGATCCACGATCTGCTGCGCGGCTTCCTGCCTGTTGTTGGCGAAGGACGGACCAGACTTGACGCGAACGTCGTAGGCGCCCACGTTGAGGTTGATTGCAACGACCTTCTTGCCGTCCTTCCGCACAGCCTGGGGCATGTTCGGATCGATCTGGACGAAGTCCTGCTTACCGTCGTCGCCCAGAATCCGAGCCTGGCGCTGCGTGTCGTACACGCCCTTGCGGCCCGTGACCATGTCCACCACGACCCGGCCTAGCTGCTCGATGCCACGGTCCCGGTTGTCGAGATAGTGGAAGTTGGCGGTGTCGCCCTCCTGCTGCCTGGCGCGGATGGCCCGACCAGACGAGGCGTTGTCCTGCTGGCCGAGGTTGGCCTTGAACATGCCGACCGCGCTCTCCATCGAGGCGCTGGAGTATTCCAACAGCCCCGCGAAGCCCTGGCTCATGACCGGGGGCGACAGTCTCGACGGCGCGGGGATGGGGTCGCCGTTCTCGTTGACGCTGTTGTACGGAAGGTAGGCGGGGTTGCCGCTGTTGAGTTTCTGCCAATCCGGCTCGAAGTTCTCGATGCCCTCGAAGGGCACGATAAACGGGGCCTTGGGCTGGCTGGCGATGCTCTCAGCCGTCGCGGAGGCGGCGTAGTTGTGGAACCGCTGCCCATCCATCAGGCGGCGAGTCATCCCGCACAGGTAGCGCTTGCCGTCGATCCACAGCTCATAGCCCAGAACAGGGATCAGCGGCAGGAACTGGCTCGGGAAGATCGTTTCTTCGAGGATGTCGAGCCCGGACATCTTGCACCACTTGACCGTCCGCTCTTTGGCCTCGAAGGTCTGCGCGGCGCCGTCCTGGTCGGGCAGCATGATCGCGCGGCCCTCCTTGTGCGCCTCCCAATAATCCGCCTCCAGCATCGACTGCTGCTGGCCTTCCAGCATCGCCACGATGTTGTTGGTCTTGGTCTCCTTGACGCCGAAGTACTCGCAGATGCGGGTGTTCTTGTCGCCAAACCAGCCGTCCGACTCCCAGGCCCCAACCTCGGCCTTTGGGAATGCGGCCTTGAAGGCGCGCTCCGTCATCGTGGTCTCGGCGAACCCGTACATCGCGTCCGAACCGTTCGGCTCAGTGGAGCCGGGGTCGAGGAGGATCGACAGCGGATCGTGAACCCGGAGGATGCGAACCTCCTGCTCGTTCGTCTCCGGGCGCATCACCTGGGGGATGACGCGCAGCCAGCCCAGACCGCACCTGGCCGCGCTCTCCAGGGCGGTGTCGTACGCAATGCCGGCGCGCGATTGGTACTCGACGTGACGAATGATCCCGTTCAGCTTCTCAGCTACAGCCGGATCGCCCTCAGAATCAGCCGGGAGGCACTGAATGCTCGGCTTGTTCTGCCGGCCGTCGTTCACCACTTGCATGATGAATTGGTTCGTGCGGTCGAACGTGAGGCTCGGCCTGCCCTTACGGGCTTTGCGGTCGTCGTCGGTCCACTGCTGCGGATCGGCCGGGTTCGAGAACTTCATGTCCTCGCGCATCCGGACGTGCTGCTCCCTCATGGCCTCTTTGGCGTCGGAGTAACGCTCTTTGGCCTGTTGGAGAAGGTCTTGAGTCAAGCTGCCATCCAGTTGCTGGTCGGCGCGGGAACTATCCGGCGCTCGATCACGGTTTTCTTGGCACGTCTGGCGCCCTCGCACGCATAGCGCACGGCGTCGATGACGTGGTTGTCTTTGTCCTTCAGCTTCGGAATCACCTGCCCGGTCAGCGGGTCGGTCTCGTAGCTGTAGAGGGTCAGCTCGTCAATCGTGTGCGTACATCTCGGATGCACCACGATGTCGAAGCTCTGGAGGAATTCGATGCCCTCCTCCAAGCTCTTGGCCCCCTTGATAGCGGCCAGCATCTTGGGGAAGCCGTGGCGCTGCATGAAGCTGATCGTCTCAGGGCGCGCAGAATCAGCCACAGTCGGCCACCTCTCCGCCTCAGGGACCGTGCGGAACAGGTCCGGGAGGAAGTCAATCTCGCAGCCAACCCGGTACGCCTCGTGGATGATGTAGAGCGTCCGCCCCTCTATCGAGACCTGCACCAAGACGCTCGGGTCTACTGAGAAGCCCCAATCCGCGCCCTGCCGCAAGATCCACTCGGGCTTGCTGTCGAACTCCTCTATCTTCCAGTTGCGGAATACCCGAGACTGGCTGTTCCTCTGATACTCACCGAGCCACACATGCGCGAACTTGTCCGGGTCGCGCTTCTGGTCGTAGTCCAGCTCGGCCTTGAGGACGGCGGGGAGCCACGGGTTGTCGCGGTAGTTCGCCTTGACGACCAGCGCACCAGGCGGCGGGGCCGGGCCTCTCAGCAGCAGATCGACCGGGTCAGTGTCGAGGTTCGGGTTCCACGAGAACCACAGTTCCGAGTCGGGCTTGCGGATCGTCGGCCGGAGCAGGTCTAGGGACCGCTGGCTCAGGCTCTGGGCCTCCTCAACCCAGGCGATGTCGTAACCCTCCAGCGACTTGATCGTGTCGGCCGTGTGGTTCTGCATCCCCTGGAAGATGATCCGCCCGCCGTAGGGGCAGCCGATGTAGTCCTGCTTGATGTCGAACTCGGAGCCGAGCCCCATGCTC